GTTCTTTGGATTCATTGATGATGGGGTTTCTGATCCTCTCGACCCCTCCACCAACGACGGTTGGACAATTGTGTAAATAGAAGTTTGCACTTTTATACATACCATCAGAACAGGATTGATTCATAGATTTCGCCAAAAAGGAGAGAACACATGGCATTCCAGATAAGCCCAGGAATTAACATTACAGAAATTGACCGTACAGGTGTCATCAACCAAATCGTGTCAACAACAACCGCCGCCTATGTCGGCAATTACAAGTGGGGAGCGGTAGAAGAAATTACCCTCGTCACATCAGAAAACGACCTTGTAGCAAAGTTCGGAGGTCCAGATGATACAAACTATAAGGACTTCTTCTCTGCTGCAAACTTCATTGGATATGGAGCACCGCTCCAACTTATTCGTGCATCGGACTCTGCTGCAAAGGTAGCAACTGTCGCTGGTACCGGATTTACTGCATCAAACATCTGGAATACCGCCAAGTGGGAAGCACTGACCAATTACGGTCTTTCTGCTGCTGGTGGTGTTACTGGTGTACTTTGTGCAAAGTATCCAGGTATCTTCGGAAACTCTCTGAAGATTTCGTACTCTGATAATGTTCTCCGTGGAGTGACCTTTGTTGCAGCACTACAAGGTGCTTCCGCTGCTACGGATGGTTATATTGCATGGTCTGGTCAAGTGGCAACACTAACCGTGGGAACTTCTGCTGCTGGAAGTATTGCAGTTGGAGACTTCCTCAAGTTTGGTGATCGCCGCTATCAGTATCCAGTCACTGGTGTCACTGGTCCAGATGTCTCCATCACAGTTTCTGGTGCAACTTCCGCAGTACAATCATTCCTTGTTGGAAAGTGTGGAGGAACCGCAGTATGGGCATATGAAAGATTCCTTTCATTCCTTCCAAGTACAAGCGATAAGGCAAAGAGCCTTGGCTATTCCAAGGATGAAGTTGCCTTTGCTGTCATTGACGAAGATGGCTTGTTCACTGGTGTTCCANGCACAGTAGTCGAGAACTTCATTGGTTCAAAGGCTCTGAACGGCACACTAAAGGACGGAGCAAACTTCTACTATCCACTACAGATCAACTCTGGATATGTTCGTTGGATCTCGCATCCAGCATCAGGAGATCTGGAAGCAACAACAACATTCAAGAATTGGGGTGCAACCTTCAATGCTCTTGGTGCAACTGTGGATGGAGTTTCTGGTCCATTCAAGAGTTTGAAGAAGAATATCTATGCTTCTCTCAACGGTGGTACAGATCCAGTTCCTACAACAGCAAACATTCAGACAGGATACGGAATCTTCGAAGACGCCGAAAATACCGAGTCCAATCTTCTAATCCAAGGTGGTCACGGAGAAGATATTGCAAGATATCTCGTAGATCTCTGCGAAACCCGTAAGGATGCCATCGCATTCGTTGGTGCAGATCTTGATGATGTCAACAATGTTGCTGGTGCAGTTGCCGTTGACAATCTTGTAAACTGGAAGAATAGTATTCTTGCCCGTGAGTCTTCTTACGCCATCATGGATAGCGGTTGGAAGTACCAATACGACAAGTATTCCGATACCTATCGCTGGGTTCCGCTCAACCCAGACATTGCAGGACTTGCAGCCCGTACAGACGCTGCTGCAAATCCTTGGTTCTCTCCAGCAGGATATACCCGTGGTCAGATCCGCAATGTCGTGAAGTTGGCATTCAATCCATCGAAGCCTCTTCGTGACATTCTCTACACCAACGGTATCAACCCTGTCATCACAACATCAGGATCTGGAACCATCTTGTTCGGTGATAAGACCTTGACGACAAAGCCAAGCGCATTCAACCGCATCAATGTTCGCCGTCTCTTCATTGCTCTTGAGAAGGCAGCATCTACTGCTGCGAAGTTCGCTCTCTTTGAGTTCAATGATGAATTTACCCGTGCAAACTTCATTGGACTGGTTGAACCATTCCTTCGTGATGCACAGGCAACAAACGGTATCTCTGAATTCAAGATTATCTGCGATGAAACTAACAATACACCTGAAATTATCGAAAACAACGAGTTTGTTGCCGATATCTACATCAAGGCAAATGCAAGTATCAACTATGTCAAGTTGAACTTCATCGCAACCCGTCAGTCAGCCAACTTCTCTGAGATTGGCGCAGCAGTTAACATCTAATTTCACCAGCACACCAATTAGGGAGTAATCACAAATGGCAGAATCATTAACAAACTTCATCTCGGGATTCAAGAATCCTGCGAAGACAAATATGTACAAACTTGTCTTTCAGGGCGAGAACGGAGCCGTCATTCCAACAGGTCTTGATATTCGTGCAAAGGGAGCACAACTTCCAACAGCCGACATCGGCGTGATGGAAATCCCCTACAAGGGTCGCAAGATCAAGATCCCAGCAGAGCGTTCATTCGCTGAATGGACTGTCACTGTCATGGAAACGGCAGAAATGAATGTTCGTCGCAAGTTCGAACAATGGATGTCCGTCATGGATGCAGAAGATCAGATCAAGCGCAACACCGCTGCTTTGTCAACCGTACAGGTTGTTCTTCTGAAGCCAGACAACGCCACTCCAGCCATCACATACACATTGTATGGTGCATTTCCAAGCAGTCTCGCATCAGTTGATCTCTCGTTCGATGAGCAGACAGCACCATTGGAGTATTCAGTTACCTTCCAATACAGTTACCACAAAGTCGTCTAATAAGACGAATTTGAACTAAAACAAACATAAATACTGGTATCCAAAAGATGCCAGTATTTGTGTATTTTTGGACTAATTAGGAGAACCTATGCCAGAATCAAATCCAAATCTTTCCGAAGTATTGGAAAAAGTAGCAAGAACTGCGAGGATGGCTCGCACAAACCTGTTCTCTATCAATTTTGTCGGATCAGCCGCCCCGACTACTCTCGGCAAAAGTCTTGCGATTCGAGGAAAGGGAACACAGTTACCAGGTTCGGAACTGGGTGTTATAGAAGTTCCATATAGAGGAAGAAAACTAAAGGTTCCCGGACAGAGAACATTCTCTGAATGGTCTGTTACTGTCATGGAAACAGAAAGCATGGAAGTTCGTATTGCACTTGAACGGTGGATGAACAGTCTTGATGGAGCAATCACAGGAACAAGAGACTCTGGAAAGATATCCGATGTTATTGTAAAGAATCTTTCCTCATCGGGTCTTGCCCCCATTATGACATACAGACTATACGGAGCATTTCCTACAAATATTGGTCCAGTAGAGATGTCGTTTGATGAACAGACGGCTCCTATGGAATACCAAGTGACTTTCCAATACTCTTTCCATAGTTTGGATTCTGTTGGTGGATAATCGTGATTTGTCTACATAAATGAACAGGGAGAAACTATGGCTATCAATATTTTTGGTTTTGAATTAGGAAAAAGAAAAGCCCCAAGAACTTTACCAGAACTTGAGGGAGAGAAGCCACCAGTAAAATCGTTCATCCCTCCAGATTTGGACGATGGTGCTTCGGTTGTTGACTTTATTGGTGGTTATGGATTCGGCGTACAGGCAATAAATTATGATCTTGCCTATCGAAGTGATGGAGAACTCATTCAGCGATATAGACAGATGAGCGATCATGCCGAAGTACAGACAGCAATTGAAGATATCGTCAATCAAGCGATTGTTCTAAATGAAAAAACAGATCCTGTGAGTATCAATCTTGATCGTGTTGAACTTGGAGCCAATGTCAAAAAGAAAATAAGAGTTGAATTTGATGAAATTCTACGGATGATGAATTTCAATACAAAGGGAAGCGATCTATTCAAAAAATGGTATATTGATGGACGACTATTCTTTCAAATTCTTATGGACGAGAAAAAGCAAAGAAAAGGAATAGTTGAACTTCGTATTATTGATCCACTAAAGATACAAAAAGTACGAAATATTGAGCGTGAAGTATCGGAAAGTGGAATCAAGTTCATAAAGAAGATACAAGAATATTATCTCTATACTGCTGAAGATTTTGTTGGGAATGGTAAAGACACCATCAACTATCGCTATTCAAATGAAGGTGTTATTCTCTCTCCCGATTCTGTTGCCTATATTTCATCAGGTTTCATAGATCCAACAACAAAGAAAATTCTTGGCTATCTTCATAAGGCAATAAAACCACTGAATCAGTTGAGAATGCTCGAAGATTCCATTGTTATCTACCGTATTTCCCGTGCACCAGAACGGCGTATCTTCTATATTGATGTTGGTTCTCTT